CAGGTTCCAGTTCGCACAAGTGCAGTGATTCCTGACCATTGGGTGAAGCAGAAGAATTTGGAAAGTGGAATTGATTTCTACTACATCTTTAATAAGTAATGGAGGCTAAATGAGGTGGCAAAGATTGAGGAGTCATCAGGTGTTAGCTTCAGCTTATCATTCCTTATCCAAGTGCTTACAGCCATTGTGCTTGGTGTATGGGGGTTTAGTGAGCTTAGCAATCGGATCAGCTTTCTTGAGAATGTAGCTGGTAGGCATGATAAATCTATTACAGACATCGAAGGAAAGATGGCAGAGTCACAGGATAAACCTATCAGTTCGGATCATGTACAGAATACCTCACTCAGGTATATTGAGGAAAGGATTGCTGTTTTACAATCGGAAGTTGAACGATTAAATACTAGGATGTATGATTTGATGGGTAAAAAATGACCAGTCTTAATAGGAAGTGTAACTAAAATGACAAATGAATGTGATTGCGAAAATTGTGAATGTGAGAATTGCGAGTGCAAATGAGCAACAAGAACCAAGAATTTGGAAATATGCTTGGTGGATTCATAGGGATGCTCTGTGTGTTTGCTATTGTAATGTTCTTTTATGAGGGGTGCAGTTGGAGGAAAACTAATGGTCCAGACAACATCCTTAGTCCCAAAGAGGAAAAGGAAACTTCCGAACCATCGCAACACAAGTTTCTCCACACGGCCTTTGACGCATCAGACTGGATATTATATAAGTAGAAAGATGTATGGATATGAGAAAATGGAGTTTAGGGGTTATTATACTTGTGGGCTGCCAGTTGGAGCCAGAGATAAGATATATTCCCGAAATCTACGAGATCACGGACACGCTATATGTTCAAATCCATGATACTTTATATATCGAAAGTGAAGCGTCTTTTGGGATCACATCGGATGCAACGCTCTATCCGTATGGATTGGACAGCTTGGAACTCGGTTACTGGTATGCTGTCACGAAACTGGATTCAACTGTTGTTGATTCTGTTTTTCTTACTGGTCGCATCATTAAGTGGAACAATAATAGGACTTGGGGTAAGGTAATGGATAATACATTATTTGTACCTTGGCCCGACAATGCAAGAGATTGGACTTATCCATTTAGTTATGGTCATGGAGAATTTTATTCTGATCAGAGATGGGCACGGGATGATTGGCCTATAAATGAAACGGTTTCCTATACAATGGAGATAGAATATAAGTGAAGAGCTATTGCAGGTTATGCCTGATGGCTAACTCAGAAAATTATGAAGAAGAAGATGGGAAGGTAAAAGTGGATATACCTAAAGATGATATGTGGAAGATCCCCATTTATGATAATGTCTATGATTTAACTCGTCACGCTCTTGATTTCCACAACATAAAATTTGGAAGTAATATGGATTATGAATTACAGGAAGAACTAGCGGAAGCGGGTTATGCTTGAAGCGTATGCGGAATATGGAGCTATAGGAGTTGTTATTATCCTCTTCATTGGGATGATACAATTTCTAAGGAGCACTATGATGGGAAAGCTAAAAGAGATTGAAGACATAACGATAAAGCTTATAGATAGATGGAACAGGTCTGATGAAACAAGAGACAGGAGACATGAAGATATAATGAAAGAGATAGATGATTTGTCTGATGCTGTCTCATTCTTAAAGGGGAGAATTAATGGTGGAGCGAGATGAAGGTCAAGAATGGTGATGGATCTTACGCCATCAGCCTAGGAAATATTATTACTATATTAGTTATAATATCTTCAGTAGCTGTGTTGTGGGGTAGTATGGGAAATACAATCGAGCATATGGAATCTGAAATTCAATTGAAAGCTGATAGGGAATTAATAGAAACCCACCTGGAATACATTGCCCAACAGATAGAAGATATTAAGGAAACTTTGAACACTGTTCAGAAAGATGTTGCGGGTATGAAGTAATGCCATTGTATGATTATAAATGTAAGAAGTGCAAGAATGTGGTGGAGCACTATAACCACAATATGGTCACATCCAAAGAGGATGATTTTGTAAACACAATCTGTCCCAAATGCTCCAATGGGAAGTTTGAAAGAGTTATTGCCCTTCCTCATGCCATCGTAAGAGAGGGTGGAAAATGGGCAACAGCAATCAGGAAAGATCAGGTAGATTTTTCTTCAATAACAATGGAAGAGGGTCTCCAAAGGATGTCCTCAAACAAAGGAGCTTAATATGAAAATAGCTAATATGATGGTTGATTATCTTTGTAATGAAGAAACAAAAGAGGAAATCTTAAAGGCTTTAAATGAAGCTGTTGATATCCCAATGATCAATGAAAAAACAGAAGCCAAGATATTGGATGCTATTTACAGTGTTGTTGAGACTGCGATTAAAGCGGCCCTTCTTAAATAGGATAGCCTGTGCCGAAACAACTAGCTACCCTGAGAGATTTTTCAGGAGGTCTAAACAGCCAGCGGGACAAGAGAGACATTGCCGACAATGAATCCACGCTCTGCGTTGATGTTATAGGTGATCAGCTAGGGGTTTTGCGGACAATGGGCAATGGCTCTGGAAGTCCAAGGCAGAAAGATCATTCTTCTTCTACACAATCATTCAATGCTATTTCGTCCACGGACATGGCTAATTGTGGGGGTTATGGTTTAAGACATTTTGAGTTTGACTTTAATGAAGCTGGCACTAATACGGGTGAGCATTACTTTGGGCTTATAGATGAGGCTGGTCAGTTTAGTGTTATAGACTATACAAATAATTCATGGGCAAACATCATCGATTTAAATGGCAGTGCAACAACTGTTCAGGGAATAATTACACCGTTGGAAAACTCTGTGAGATTAGCTGATGCTTCATTACATGCGTCAAGTGCTGTAAAGTTTTATGGCTATATAAACCACAAGGTTCTTGGGCTCCAACAGGCATCCTTTGCTTCTGGTGGAAACACATTAGCCAAACCTACCGGCGGGAACAATGTTACAAGTGCCACCTATACTGATGGTGTATTTAACATTAACATATCTCAGAACGGTGCGGGCACAGGAAGTTGGGTAGCGGGATACTATGTTTTTGGATCGACATTTATATATGATGGGAACCAAGAGTCCAGAGTATACACAATGAGCACAACAGAGAATGTAACCAATGAAGACTGTTCTTTAAATATTATAGTGTATGCTGATAGTAGTGACGGGCTATCAAGTAGCTTGGGTCAGGATTATGATGCAAGAATTACAGGTGGAAGGATTTATTGGAAGTTATATGACAATACTAATAGTAGAGTCTCAGATGGAGAATGGAACTTGTTGGTAGACATAGACTTAACAGGGGCAAGCGGTGACGATATGGCTTATGGAATCCGATCCAAGATGAGCGGAGCCTTCACAGATTGGACTATCAGTGGCGGATCAAGCCCCACAGCTTTGTCTACCGTGACGGCATTAGATCCCAGTATAGATACCTATGCTACCATAAACGGCTATTCAAGCTTTGATGGACCTCTTATTATTGCCAATACAGGAGATGGGTATAAGACCGCGGTGTTTACAAATAGGAGAATGTTCGTGGCTAATGTTGTTATGACAAATGCGTCAGGTCAACAGACAAAGAATGCTGATAGGATAATGTACTCTCCTGTTAATAAACCAGATATATTCCCAAGTAGTAATTTTATAGATGTGGTTAAGGGTGACGCTGAGGAGTATATAAAGCTTGAAGCTTTAGGTGGGAAGCTCTTTGCTTACAAGAAAGATACTCTTTTCATTATTAATATTTCAAGTCCTAATCCATCAGGATGGTTTTTAGAGTCCACGCACAAAAGTATGGGTGTTCTCCACCCTGCCGCTGTAACTAAGACACAGTTTGGATTAATGTGGCTAAACCCTAATGGATTATATGTATATGAGAGCGGGAGTGGGATCACAGAATTAACCGAACAAAAGTTTTTAAGTGGTTATAGAACAGACGCTTACAGCACAAAAGCATGGGCCAAGTTTGTCACAGCTAATACTATTGTGGGATATTACCCCAAGGAAGCTCAGGCTATTATTGTAAGAGATTGCACAGATACAACGGCAAGTGCGGGAATAGGTGGTAATGGTTCGGATGTGATCGTGTATGACTTTAAGACGAGATCCTTTTGGTTGGGTGAGGAAAGGCTACAGTCAGGTGCTATCGTTACAAACTTTGAATATGATGCCAATGGTGATCTGATTTATGGATCAGAGGCAAGCGATACAGTTACTCTCAGGACATGGCAGAGCGATGATCAGGACTCAAGCAAGATAGTATATCAGACTAAGGACTTTGATTTTGGAAACCCTGGCTTGGTAAAGA